CAACGCCTGCTTTGATAGCTTTGTTTTTTCTGCAAGCTCTTTGACAGAAAAACGATTGTCAACCATAAATTTTTTGATGTTGAATTTGACTTTCATTTTTTTTCTCCTTGTGTTTGTTCTTAATAGTATGATTCATTATAATAAGTTTCATAATATTGGTTATAACCATCATCCCCTTGTGTTTCTTTTTCTTCGAATATTGTATAAACTAAACAACTTAAAAAAGCATGTTCTTCTTCTTTACCAAAACCAGACTCTTTTAATATTTTTTCTATTAGTGGTTCTGGCAATGTAATAAGTTTACATTCATCTTTAGCTAAAGGTGCATATATAATTTGGTTATGACCTTCTAAAAATTTTAATCCTTTAACAAATATTTTCTTTTTCCATATTTTTAATGGTAAGTTTTTAGGTTTAGTGTTTTGAATCTTCCGTATCATTGAAGTTGCTATATAATAACGTTTTGTTGGGATAATAGTTTTATTAAATTTACGTTTTATGTATCTCCGAAAATATTTGATATAATTCTCTCTATATAGCTTATGTGCATATTTCAATGTTTCATATATATCATAATCTTTAGGCTCAATATTTAAATATTTTTTGCTTTTTTTATTAGCAGGATCTACAATATTGATATAGTAAATAGCTTTATGATAATCTGTGAATACACGATGTGTATTGAAATCATAATATTGGTCAAAATCATATATAATTTCAGCCAAACTATTTGGTTCATCAAAGCAATATTTCTCTGTTAATAATGAGAATATATCATGATACGATGGGATTGGATTTACAAAATCTTCCACTCTTTCCATTTTTAGCTCTCTTTAATTTGTTAGTTTAATATTAGAAACACCCCATTTTGAAATATCACCATTAAACTTAGAAAATGAAAACATGCCATGCATATTCTCAACATTAGAAACATCCCAGTTAGATATATCACCATTAAATATGGAATTTTTAAACATGTAAGTCATATCTACTACATTAGAAACATCCCATTTTGAAATATCACCCTGGAATATAGAATTTTCAAACATGCAACACATATATTTAACATTAGAAACGTCCCATTTTGATATATCACCATTAAATATAGAATTTTTAAACATGTAATTCATATCTACTACATTAGAAACGTCCCAGTTTGAAATATCACCATTAAATTTAGAATATTTAAACATGCCACACATATATTTAACATTAGAAACATCCCAGTTAGATATATCATTGTTAAATTTAGAATTATAAAACATGTAAGCCATATCTCTAACATTAGAAACGTTCCATTTCGAAATATCACCATTAAATTTAGAATCATCAAACATTCCAGCCATATCTCTAACATTAGAAACGTTCCATTTCGAAATATCACCATTAAATTTAGAATCATCAAACATTCCAGCCATATCTTTAACATTTGAAACGTCCCAGTTTGAAATATCACCATTAAATTTAGAACAAGCAAACATGCTGCGCATATTCTCAACATTAGAAACATCCCAGTTAGATATATCGCCATTAAACTCAGAACAAGCAAACATGCTGCGCATATTTTTAACATTAGAAACATTCCATCTTGAAATATCACCATTAAAATTTGATTTATAAAACAGGTAAGACATATCTACTATTTCTGAAGTATCGATAAAATTCAAGTCACAGTTTGGTCCATATTTTTCAATAGTTTCATTGATTATTTTATGTAATTTATTTTTTGTTTTTGGTTGTACTCTTTTCATTTTTAGCTCCCTTTAATTTGTTAGTTTAATATTAGAAACATTCCATTTTGAAATGTCACCATTAAGATTTGATTTATAAAACATAAGACACATATCTTTAACATTAGAAACGTTCCATTTCGAAATATCACCATTAAAATTTGAATAACTAAACATATAAGACATATCTCTAACATTAGAAACGTCCCATTTCGAAATATCATCATTAAAATTTGATTCATAAAACATATATGACATATCTTTAACATTAGAAACATCCCAGTTAGATATATCACCATTAAACTTAGAATAAGCAAACATAGATTGCATAGTTATAACATTAGAAACGTTCCATTTCGAAATATCACCATTAAAATTTGATTCATAAAACAATTCTGACATATCTTTAATCTTTGAAGTATCGATAAAATTCAAGTCACAATTATAACCTTTTTCAGCAATGGTATCGTTAATAATTTTTAAAAGTTCTTTTTTTGTTCTTGGTTTTACTGTAAACATGTTAAATCTCCTTATTTGGTTTTGATTATTCTAAGTTTGTCAAGTTTCTAATACAAATATACAAAAATAAAAAACAAAAAGCAAGTATTTTTTATTATTTTTGTTAAATTTTTTTGATTTTTTTTTAATTTAGCTGATATTATTATTGCAAACAAATAAAATACTTAAAAAATTCAATGCTTATTTTTTTCATTTAGGCATTTAACTAAGTAAATTAATTTTTTGAACAGGTTTAACTTATTCATTTTTAATAAGTTGTGAATTTTTGAACACCTTTAAACACAATCCTGTTCACAATCCTGTTCAAAAAAAATTGCTTTCTATATATATAGAAATGGTTTTTTATTTAAATTTAACAGCTTAACAGCTTTTTTTTTAAAAAATAAAAAAGAAAATTATAAAAAAAAAAGAAAAGCAGGGGGGGTGGTTTGTGATATATGATACAAAGGGGAGGGGTAGGAATTTTTATTTTTTTTAGATTACTATAAATATATTCCAAAAAATCCTGTTATCTTGTTAAAATGCTTATAAGTGTTTGATAATCAATAACTAACAGGGAACACCTTTTTTTATTATCCTGTTTTATCCTGTTAAAAATTTTATTTTCTTATAATATAATAATAGCTAACTCATTGTAAGTCATATACTTAGCGAGAAAAAAAGTTTGAACAGGTTTGAACAGGTTTGAACAAAAAACATCCAAATAAAAAAAACAAAAGCTAAAAGAATGCAAAAAAGTCTTTGCCAGTCAAAATCCTTCAAAATCTTTGCATTTTTTGCAATAAATTAATAAATTATTATATTGTAAAATAACAAATAAAAAAATTAGCTATGAAGAAGAAAAATAAACAAGAGGACAAAGCAATACAAACAAGCATCACTAAAGAAGAATTTATTGCAGTTGCCAAAAAATGTTCTGGGATGATTAGGACAATTGCCAAAGTGTTAGGCATTACACGTTGGCAGGCATTGAAACTTGCCAAAGAATTTGGGGTCACTGATGTTTTAGATGATTTTCGCGAAGAATTAGTTGACATTGCAGAAAATAAACTTTTAGAAAGCATACAAAAAGGCGATATTACAGCAATTATTTACGCACTAAAAACTTTAGGAAGGTATAGAGGATATTCTGAAAAAATTGAAATGGTTCAAAATTCACCGTTTCAAATAGAAGTAAAAATAATTGAATCCAAACAAGAAAAGAAATAAAAAAAGTTTATAAATGGGAAAATTTACTAAAGAAAAAAGAAATCAGTTGTTAAAAATATACTTAAAACTTCTTGCAGACAGTTTCCAGAGGCATTACGGTGACGTAGATATTAGATACATAATCCGTGAAGCAATGAAACTGTTTAAAAAATCATTTTTAACAGACACAGGTGCAATTGTTTCAAGTTGGGCATTTAATCCAAATCAGCCAAAAAGAGAGTTTGATGGTGAAGTGCTTAATGGTTTTACTCGAATTGATTACGCATTAGAACGGGCAATAATAAAAGTATTTGAAGAATACGCAGAAAGTCAAGAGATAAAAGGAAGCCAGCTATATGAAACTTTTGCCAAACTCCTTGAATTTGAGCCAAGAGTGATAAGATATATAAAAACTTGGATATATACAGCATCGGCTGCAATAAATCAATATGAAAGAATACAAAAAGCAACAAATAATGAGATAAAGTATTTCAAATATATAGGCCCACCACCAGACAGAGAGTTTTGCAAAATTTACATCAATAAAATACTCCCATTGGGGGAGATAAAAAAATTAGACAATGGGCAAAAACTCAATGCTTTATATTATTGTGGGGGCTACAATTGCAGACATCGTTGGGTCCCAGCAACAGAAAAAGAGTATAAAGAACAACAAAATAAATTATAATTCAAAAATTATTTGACCATCTAAAATTTTATACTCTATACTATCACTTAGCAATTCGTTTATATCTTCTATATCTCTTTTATTCAGTCCGAGAAACTTTCTTTTTGTTTTTCCTTTTGCACCTAATACCTGATGATATTCTGCTAATTCTGCGTGTTCAGATTTGTAAAATCCTAATATTATATAATTATCTCCTTTGCTTATTACATCAAGACTTGAAAGCATACCACCACGCATCCCCCTAACCTGTAAATTTACAATCCCATTGTCTTGCGGGAATCTTGCGGCTTTGAATGCTTTATATCCACCTTGAATAAGGGCATAATGTTTGCCATCTTCGCCAGTTACTACGGAGGCTTTTAATTTATCTCGTTGTTGCTTTGTAGTGTTTTGGATATAAGCACCGTAAGGCATAGTAAAAGGTTTGGAAGAATAAGGCGCAAATGGTTTATAGTCTTCATCCAATCCTTTGTTTGTTCTTTCTAATATGCATCTAATGGCAAATTCAGCGATTAATTCCAGAGTATTTGGTTTAATTTTTATCATAGCAAGTTTTTATCTCCTTCAAATATTAAATCATCTTCTTTTGGCATTGTGAAACCAGTTTTTTGATATACTTCAGCCTTTATCAAAGGAATGCCAGCCCTTTGCAAAATATCAACTACTCGGGCGTTTGTTTCTATATCTTCATTGTCATCAAAAATAAAATCAAAATAAACATTATTCGTATCATTGCCATAGTTTAAGTTAATTAATTCAACTAAGAATTTATCGCATAAATATTTTATATTCAGCATATCGGAAAGAATAACATCTTGTCGTATCATATCCAAAACCTGTAAAGCTGCTTTTGAGCCACCACTTTTTGGCAATTCTTGTGTGTTTGCTTGTCCTAATATTGCAATTGCAGTTTCATTCTTGAGATATTGAATAAAATCGGAATAGCTTTGATAATTAGAGCCTGCAAGTTCATTTAATAATATTTCTGCATCTTTATCCGTTACGGCAACATTGTTAGTTACAAAATTTTTTATTGCAGCAACTAATTCGGCTTTATCCATAGTGTCGGTTTTACCTTGTATCAATCCTTTAACTTTCTTGTTATACAAATGCCATTCTTGCATATTTATGTTTATTAAGGCTTCATAATACACCACACTTCTCATAATACCACCGAGCCAATCTGTAGAAGGAACAAATGCAATATAATTTTTTTCAAGTTTTTCTTTTACTAAACTTCCATTTGTTTCTTTTATAATATAAATATTTTCTTCTTCATCAAAATCAAGTTCTGTAGGTAAATAAGATTTTATATTTACGGGCTTAAATTTATTTAATTTTTCATCTAACTCCCAAGAATAAGTAATTGCAAACACACCATACAAAGGAGCTTTTATATAATTTCTAATTATTTCTTGTATTAAATTTTTTGATAGAGTAAAAATTTCATCATTGTAATCGTTGTATATTTTCCATTTAAAAGACTGCACTCCTGTTTTCCTTGTATTTATATTGCCAGCAAGTCTTGGCACTGCATTAGAAACACGGAGGCTGCAGGCTTGGAATGGTCTTGGGTCTCTTTTGTCAAATTCTATATCAAACATTTGCACAGCATTAGAAAGGTCTTCAATTGTTGGAATAAGCTTTGATTTTAATGGCTGATATACATACATTTTTATCTCCTAAAATATTTGTTCGTAAATACTTGGTTGTTCTATTATTGTTGTTGTCTTTTTAGTGATTTTAAGTTCATTAAGCATTTCAAAAGCGCAAATTAGGGCATCAGGGGCATCGTCTGGGTTACCTGCTTTTTTACCTTCAAATTGTATTAATTGATTGTAAAACAACGGCTGCATCTTTTTGAAATTCAACGGAAAAAATATTTTCTTTTCTACATAGGCAAGCTGGCAAGATTTTAATATTTTATCTACTGAATATTTTTTATATTGAATTTTTGGGATGTTTGTATTGTGAATAATAGCGTATTGTTTTACAAAATTTTGCCAAGTGCTTTCTTGGTTTACATTGCCATCAAATCCGATACAGAAACAATATTTGCTTTTTGCTTTCATAGAAAATAAAGTATTGAGTAAATGATTAGGGTCGCTAAAGCTTTCGCATACAGCATCAATCACATAATACATTTCATCATCCAAACAATATCCTAATTCAACAATTGCGGTTGTGTCTCCTTTTGCTTTAATTGCAAGGTTTGGGTCGCAATATATCACTGATATAATATTTTTACCTTCTAAACTTTCATATTCTTGGTAGTATTCTGGCAAAAATACATTCCCAACTTTTAATGGGGCTTTTTTACCTTCACCAAATACCAACCAATACGATGGGTCAAATTTTTTTAGTCTTTCAATTTCTGCAATTATCTCAGGCTCTAAAAAAGGGTTATCTTTGTAAGTGCTTGTTAGTAGTTCGCAATCATCACGAGTTTCTAATTCGGTATATATCCAGTGTTCTTGGGGCATAGAAGGGTTGTAATCAATAAAAATTCTTCTTATAGTTCTAAAAGCAAGCTGAAAAAAGTCATCACGGTCGAGTTCATTTCCTTCATTACACCAGAGTATATCTCTTTTTCTACCACGTATTTTTTGAGGCTGGTCTACTGAGAAAAATTCAATTATATTATTGTTTAGCCTATAAATTAATTCAGTTTTATTAATGTTTTCTTCGGAATATAAATTCATTTGATTTAGAATAGTAATAAAATCTCTTAAAACTGAAGATTTCAAAGATGGTAAAGTTTTCCTTACAATTGAAATAGTTTGTCCTGTGTTTTGGAGGGCATAAAGAATAATATATTGCACTAATGAATAAGTTTTAGAACTTCTTGTTCCACCACGCAAACTAACAACTCTCTTTGTAGTAGCAAGTATATCTTTAAGCACCTTTGTTGCCTTCACTTCGATTTTCATAATGCTATTACTGCTAATTTTGTTTGCAAACTCATCAGAGTAAGGTTTGAATGCTGCAACAGATAGCTAAAAGGTCTATCATTTTTTTTAATAAAAGGTAAATTAAAAAAATAAATATTTTCGTAAATACGGTTTAAAATATCAAAGGCTTCATTTCTGGCTTTAATCTCATCAGCATCATTTACACCACAAATAAAATAAAAATCACACTCAAAACGGTTTGCCACTTGTTCAATGCTGTCAATATCCATAATTATGCCAACAAATGGAGTTTTTTGATTTATCGGTATTTTTTGGCTTGCAATCTCAAAAACATAACATTCTGGAACTACAGCTTTTGTAGCATCAATAAGAGTTTGCATCACTTTTTTATAATTTAGTTCAACCATATCATCACCTTTAAAATTTATCATTGTTATTTATTTCAGTGGTATATATTTTATCGCCTAAATCACCAGAAGAAGTTTTAGAATTGTTTGCTAATATCTTTTTTGCTTCTTCAAATTGTTGTTTAATTCTTGCAATAAAAGCATCATCCGAATAACTTAATTGATTTTGGGCGATATATTGCACCACTAATGCAAACGGATATATATACCATTCTTCATTGCTTGCATCGTAGTTTAATATTTGTTGGCATAAGTTTGCTGCTTGTTTGCTAATATTAGAATATAAATTTTTATCATCTACAAATAATTTATAGATTGTTGTATCGATAAACGGTTTGATTTTTGATAGTTCCATAAAAAATCCTATATTATTTACAATAAAAATATAAAAAATTTTATTCAAAAAATTAAAATATTTGCAAAATTAAAAAAAAAATGATTATATTATATTTTAATTAGTAAATAATATTTTAGGAGCTAAAAAATGAATGAACAAGCTGAGCAAACAGCAAAGGAAATACCTATCAAACAAGAAAATTTCGATATTCCAGCTACGGCAAATGAGAAAAAAACAAAAACAGAATTGGGAAATGAAAACATTCTTTTACGTGAGCAAATAAAGCTTCTTTCAGAAACTGTTCAAAAATTACAGCAACAATTAGAATATGAAAGCAAATCAAGAGAAGAAGCAATAAAGAAAATACAAGAAGAAAAAGTAACGAATGTTATTCAAGAGGCAATCAAAAAAGGGAAAATTCCACCAGAAAAAGCTGAGAGTTGGAAACAAAAATTGCTAAAAAATTATGATGAATTTATAGAGGTTATAAACGAGCTTCCTGAAAATCCCAAATTGAACAAAGAAGAACCAACGCAAGCGCCAAGTAATACAAAAACTGTATCAAATGAGGCTTCGCATACAGACTTGCTTGAACTTGCGAAACAACAAATGCAATCAAAAATTAATCAAACTTATTAACAAACAAAGGAGACAAAAACAATGCTATTGAGAGACATTCAAGGCACACCTGTAGGGGTAAGTGTAGACAGCACAATAAAAAGAATTGTGATTAATGAAATGGAAACCACTGCACCAATTTTAAAATATGCACAATTCTATACTTTTCAAGGGAATTCAGATAATATTGCACCAGAAGCTAATGCAAATGTAGGCGGTTTTAGAACAATTAATTCTGATCCTGCAACAGTCGATACAAGTTATGGAACACCTTTAAGCGTGCCTTTAAAAATCCTTTCTGCACGTGTAAGAACAGACAGAGCTTATCAAGACAGGGGATTAGATTTAGAAGGCGAACATTTGCGACAAGTAAGAGCTGCTGCCAGAAATTTAGGAAGAAAATTTATGAATTATTTGATTACTGGCCAAGGTGGCGAAGCAATTACAGGCTTAAGGAATGACCTTCAAGTTCACGAAGTTATATTTGACACTGCAGACGGCGGGGAGTTATCAGTAGGCATAGAAACATCTGCAAAAAAACAACAAGCAAAATTCCTTGAAACACTTGATAATGCTATTTTATCCGTTCCAAATGGGGCTAATTGCTTGATTATGAATGCAGCTTTAGCTTCCAGGCTATCTACTATTTTTAGGGAATACGTAAATTATAATTCTATTATTGCTGCAACTGGCGATGTATTACAAATTCCAAGCTACAAGGGCATTCCTATTGTAATTGCAGGTGTTAATGCAGCAGGGAATGAAATAATAGGCAATGATTATGTTGCTGGAAAAAACAACACAACAGCTTTGTATGCTTTACGATTTGAAGAAAGAGATATGGTAACATTCGCAACAACTAAGAGCGGCATAACAACAATTTTCAATCCAAACAATTCTGCTTTTGTGTCTACTGATATTGAATTGCAATATAATTTAGTTGTTGTGAAACCAAAAGCAGCTGTGAAATTA